TGTAGTATTCGATCTGCTTGGCCTTCATGTCGAAACCCGACGCCTGTTCCTTCGCAAGCTCACCCCGGAGATTCAGGGCCGTCATCGGATCGACGGTCGCCACGTTATCGACTGCAGTGTTCCAGTCCATCTTGCCATCCTTGACAGCAGCGGACAGCGCATTCCTGACATTCTCCTGTCTGGCAAGCTCGGCCTCGGCGGCCTTCTGCTGGGCAAGCGCGTTTTTGATATTGACGGCCTGCGCGTATTCCTCGACGAGATTGTTGCGGCGCCCGGAGATCGCGCGTAGTGGGATACTGGGATCGAGCGGCATGTTATCTCCTGAGAAGGTTCTGGAGCCGATAATAGGAGCCAACGTCGTTGAGAGTATTAGCCCAGCCAGCACCGCGCGCGACCTGCCCTGCGGCTCTCGCATTCCCGGCCCCCAGATAGTTTTCGGCGATCTGGCCGGCGGTGTTCTGTCCGAACTGACCGAGGTTGGTCGCTGTCACCTGTCCGGTGCCCGAAACTCCTGAGAGCATGTTGAACTTCCGCTCCTTGTTCGCGGCGTCGCGGTTGAAAGCGTTCTGATACTCGTTGCCCGCGTAGTCCTGGCCGAATTTCATCAAGGCCTTCAGGGTCTCGCCGGAATCCAGGGAGCCGCGATTGGCCGCCATGTTGTTGATCGCGCGTATGCCCTCGTCGAGCCGGAACTGGTAGCCGGGCTCGCTCTGGAGATCCTGGCCGGAGAAGTCCTTGAGCAAGGTTCCGTAGGAGATCCCCTCTCCGCGCTCGGCGTTCAGTGCGGAGCGGTAGACCTGACCGGCTCTCGATACCGCGTCGTGCAACGCCTGAAGCTTTGCAGGCGCGGCCTTCTGAGCCTGCGCGTCCTGATATTGCTTGAGGACGGACTGATAGGAGGCGAGAGCCTGTGCACTGGTGGGCGGTTTCGGACCCAAGCCCAAGGCGGCGTTCAGTCGCTCCAGCGCCTGCGAGCCGGACTGCATCCATGGCGCGAGATCCTTGCGGGTGAGATCGAACTGTCGCCGCTGTTCAGCCGTGGCCTGATCGGCGGCCTTGACTTGTGTATCGGCCGCGTTCTCGGCGGCGTTGCCTTCGATCAGATTGCCGATCAGCCCGATCCCGCCTGTGATTGCACCACCGACATCAGCCATTGTCGTATTCCTCGAAGGATTCAAATGCAAAGAACTCGCGGATCTCAGGACTCACTTTCCGCATGTGATCCCACCCGCCGACCAGAAAGGCGCAGAGCGGATAGAACTCCAGCGCCATGTTTCTGAGATGGAACGCCAGGTTGCGGTGCTTGGTCTCGCCGCTCTCGGCAAGCCGGTTACTGTCCTGATAGGCGTTCGCGCAGAGGACCATGAGCGGCATCAGGACCGATTTGTGGCGCTCGTAGAACGGGTTGTTGGGCAAGCCGATGAGGGCCAGTGTAAAAGCCTCGTTGATCTGATCCGGGTTGTGGGGCTGGTCCTGATCGATGCAGTCATCCCAGGCTTCGATGATCTGCATGAGCGCACGAATGAAGCTGTAGGCATTCGTATCGCCCAACATCCACTCCAAGCCCTTCTGATCTCGCATGGTGAACCAATCCGTGGAGAAGCCGTGATCGCGGGTATCAGTCACGGCTTCGTGGTGCCCACGTCGGTCCATGTCACAGATCCGGCGTTATCAATGGTGGCTACCCAGAAATGATCGTTGGGACTGCGCATCACGAAACCCTTGGTTTCCGAATCAGCAACGATGTAATCCGTCGTATCAATACCGTTCTTCCAGCGCGACGAAATGACCTCTGCCACAATGCTGAAAAACTGCCGCCACGATCTGCGGATTGGACCGCCCCTTTCGGTGGGGTCGTCTTTGGGGGCTATGAGGTTCATTTAATCAGCCTCCAGCCACGCCCCGAACACCGCGAATTTCGTCGGGTCGGAGTACCGGAACCTGATAACCATGTCGTAAGCCTCCCCGCAGCGCCGCCAGATCGCCCGCTGGTTTCTCTTACCCATCGCGCCGATGCTCACCCAGCGTTCATCGCCGAAGTTGTAGCCACCGTCGCGGGACAACTGCATCATGATCTGCGGATTGGAGCCCTGACCGGACGCCAGACCGACTCCGGTTTCGATGTCCAGCCAGATCTGGCGGATCTTGATCTTGTCCTCGCCGAAGATGTGCCGGCCGACCATTTCACGGATGATCGTCGCGCCGTTGTCGGTGTAGGTGTCGAGATCCATGCGGTAGAGCTTGCCGTTCTCGTAGTCCGAGACGATGATCTTGTTGAGAAACGGCACGCCGATCTCGGCCCGGTGCCGGCCCTCGCTGTCCCCGCTGGTCAGCCGCGACCAGGAATTCGAGGTCACGTCGTAGAGCCAGGATTCCCCGGCAGTGGGGAAGTTGATCTGATAGAACGAATGCCCGGCATAGGAGTACGACAACGCGGTCGCATCGCTGACCGTCGAGTATTCGTTGATCGCCCAGGTGACCTCTTCCGTGGAGATCACCTTTGGCTGATAGCCGGTCAGGAGCACTACCCGTACCTCGCCCTGTGGGTTCTTGGCGAGGAAAGCCAGGGAGTCCCCGGCTTTGGCCACCGACCATCGCGCGGCGAGCCCCCATTCAATGGTTGCGCCCTGGATGCGCGAATACGGGACTTCATCGGAGCTGCCGTTGTTCGCCCAGAACTCCGTGGACAGCGCGCCGAACATCACGACCTCACCGTGATCGGAGTAGACCCGCACCAAGTCATCGGGGAACCCCTCGGCGTTCTTGAAGGCCGTGGATGTCCAGGCTGTCGGATCTCTTAAGCCACCCGCGTAGAACCGCCCCGTCCCCGGATCGTCGGCGATGATGTAACCGGAATCGTGACAGCAGGTATTGCTGTCTGGAAACTGCGCGTCGCTGATCTCCGCGAAGGTGTCCGTCCCGATGTTGTAGGTGTATCCCGTGGAGCCAGAGACGATCACCACGTAGGTCCCGTCGTAGGCCATGTCCACGCGACCGCTGACATCGGCGGCCACGAGGGTTCCCTGAGATGTGGCGGTACCCGAATTGTTGATCGAGTAGAACGTCCCGCCGTGGACGACGTACAGGGTGTCCTCGGCCACCACCATCCCGCGGATCGGGCCGCCCGTGAGATCCGCGAACTGCAATAGCCCCGCCGTACCGTAGAAAGAGAGCTGCGAACGGTCACCTTCCCGTTTCAGCTCGGCAAAGACGTTCTTGCGGGTGATCGCCGAATACTTGACCGACTTCCCGCCGAGTTCGGAAGCCGAGAAAAGCGGGTAACGCGCCATCTAGGAGTCCGAATTGATGTGATAGCTGCCGATCCCGGTGCCGAGATATCCGACCTCGGTGGCGACAATCGGGGCACGATGGTTGACCTCCTTGACCGCGTTCAAGCTATCCCTGGCCCGCAGGATGATCCGCTGCATGAGGTTCGGATCTCTGACCGGATATTCGGGCTCCAGCTCGACCGCGAGGTTCCAGTGCAGCATCCGCAAGTAACCCGGAGGAAGAGACACATCGGTCGCGAGCGTAGCGAAGCTCTGTAAAAGCTTCCTGGAGCGCAGCTTGACCGTGGCTGTCCCAGAGGGCACGGGATGCGCGTACAGCGTTCCAGTGGCCATAGAGGGCTCGTAATACAGCCTCCCGATCAGGGTGGCTTGTGTGGTCTTATCGGGGATCGCCCGGTACTGGGCTTCCGTGAGGATCTCGATGGGGTAATCGATGGAATTGATGGTCTGGGCGGCGGATTCGATCTTCAGCGGTCGTGTAGTGCTGAAATTACCCCCCGATCCGATGGTCCTGCTGGTCTGCCCAGAGGCCCATGAAAAGGACTCCTCCTGGATCTGGTAGACGAAGATATTCCGGTTCCAGAGGGAGTCCAAGAGGGCATTGAGCGTCACCAGTCCGTTATCGGCTTCCTCTGCGGTCGGGTCTTCCCCAGAGCCGAGCGCGCCCAATATGGACAGCGAGCGCCCGATAACGCCCAATGCCGTGGCCATCAGAGCTTACGCGGACGGCCGCGACGCAGAGGAACGTCTTCCATGGCGGGTTTGTCCCAGGGGTCTTCCGCGGGAGGCGGTTCGGGCTGCTGAGGGGAATAGGCCACCGGATCGGCGGCGCCGAACTCCGCAGCGGCCTCCATGCGGGCCTTGAACTCAGGGGATGCATCGGGCCATCCGCCCTTGGGCATGGGGTGGCCCTTGGGTACAAAACCCTCCCAGCCGTGCTTGAGGTTCAACTGATAGGTGGGCTCGTCATAAACCACGGTAACACCGTGTTCGGGGTGACGCATGTACTTAAGCATTTTGACTCCTGTATTTGACATCGACGACTTGGTAATCGCCGTATTCGACAAGCGCACCCAACAGGCCCCCGCTTTTCTCGTGAAAGAGGTTGCGGAAGTTGCGGATGCAGGTTGAAATCAGATCTGCCTGGCACAGAAGACCAGGCGTGGTGATCCACGAATAAGGCCCGGTTTTGAGGATCGCCATGTCGGGCCAATCGTGGGTGTCCCCGTATGCATACCGCCCGCTGTTGAAATCCGAGTTACAGCCGAAGAACGTGATGTGCCGGTAGCCAAGCTTGGGAGCAACGACCGTGCAGACCGTGGCGGTCGTGGGTCCGGGTCCGATCCCCTCGGGGACCAGACGGATATCCGCGTGGTGGAGGTTCTCGTACACGCTTGGATCTGCGTCATCGACCAACAGCGTCGGAGTTCCCGGATCGACCTTCATCAAGCCGACAACCGGCATCGGATCGAAGCTCACGTACCAGGGCTTGATCCCATGACCGCGACACCACTTGTAAGCCCCGTTTACCGCCCAGATATCGCCATTCCAGTTTTTGAGCGTCTGGATGTGATCGACGACCGTGGAGCCGCCCCCGACGATTGCAAGCCGGGTGTCGTGGAACTCCACGGGCTTGATAACGGGGAGACCCAGTGTCTTGGCGTGCGCCCGGTTCTTTTCAGACTGCTCCCTGGTGATACACCGCTCAGACTGAAACCGGGTTTTCATGCAACCGCTTCAGCCCTTCCAGATACTCTCTACCGGCTTGTGCTCCCCGATAGGCTTTGGTCATGTGATAGACGTGGTTACAACACCCGCAGAGGTGGTGAAAACCTTCGGCGTTGAGATCTGGATCGGAAACCGCCCAGCTATAGCCGAGATGCGCCTCGGCCTCTGCGGACTGTCCACAACCGTCGCAGGTGATCATGTCTCGCTCTCCGGGACGTGGGGGATGTTCCGCCACTCCTCCTCGCGTTCCCTGGTCAGACCGTGTTCGTCTACGACCAGACGCATCCACTTTTGCTGATGCACGTGGATCTTGGTCTTGAAAGCCCCAACTTGAGCTTCCCGGTACTTGATACGCAGCTCACAGGTTGGCTGCCATTCGCTCATTGTCTGCCCTCAACTGCTCTATGCCTTCGAGAATGCTTCTGCTCACCCGAGTCACGTTGTAGTTCTCCTCACCGTGCTCGACCAACGCGGACAACAGACCGCCGCTGCGCTCCCGGTAGATGTGCGGAAACTTTCGGATCGCCGCCGACATAACCTCGGCCTGGATGATGAGCTGGGGAGCTGTGAGAAACTTCTCTCCAGCTACGTCGACTTCCAGGAGGTCGTGGTAGTCATCCGAGGGATAGGCGTGCTTCTGATCCGAGAAGCACGATTCACAACCGAAGAACGTGATGTGCTGATAGCCCATGATCGGCGCCATGCACATCGCAACAGAAGCGGTGGACGGACCCGTCCAGCCCCTGCCCTCGGGGTGGACCTTGTAGGTTCTGATCCGAGGGCCTTTCCTTAGCAGCCGCTCCATCCTTACCGGGCACGTGTAGTCCGCGACGATGGCCTCATCGCTCGGCCCTAACTCTATGAGCTTGGTCGGAGGCTTCGGGTCTACCGTGACATACACGGACTTGATGCCGTTGCGCTTGCACCAGTTGAAAGCTCCGTTCACCCCCCAGACGTGGCCGGGGAATGAACGGATCTCATCAAGGTGAGAGACGATAGAAGGACCGCCCCCGACAACTGCGAGGGCGGTATCGTGCAAGGGGGCGTCCTCGATCTTCGGAAGCCCCAGGGTCTCCATATACGCCGTGTTGTCGATGTAGTCCTGTTCCCGGAGGATTCCCTTCCCGTAGAACTGTATCTTCGCCATTACGAGGCCGCGGTCAGTCCCTTCTCGGCGAGCAAAGCGGTGATCGAATTCACCGCCGCCCACAGAGCGGTAACGGGGGCCGTGGACGTGAATCCATAGCCCGTGCCGGCCGAGATGATCGCAAAGGCCGGCTGTGTCACAGACGCAATGAATGCCGCCTGATCCACCGGGGTGGCCCCGTGAAAGCTGACCAGATCGCTCGCGTTCTGTCCGAGACGAGTGCCGTCAGGACGGCCATCGCTCAGTTCTTTGATTTCTGCCATAACTATGTCTCCTTAAATTGCGACGTTGGTACGAGCAGTGCCATCCGCACGAGCCCAGAGGCCATACCAGGTCTCCGAAGCCTCGTCGATGCCGCTGCCCGTGGTGTTCATGAACGTGACCTCAATCGTGTCCGCACTGACGACACGGCAATTCACCACGCCCAAACCCGTCTCGTGAGAGGGCTTGTTGAGGAAAACCACGTCCCCGGTTTTCACACCGGGAACGCTGGCTTCCGTAACGACTGTGGTGTTTGCCGCGCATGAGGACGGATCGACGGTCACGGTGAACACGCCAAGGGCCAATACATTTCCACCGATGATGCCTGCGCTCATGGGGCCTCCTTACGAGCTGATCCGGCATGCCAGCTCGGGTCTCGTCGCGAGATACCCGAACAGCACGTCGACACGGGTGGCGAAGATGTCGTTCACCATGTCGTAGCCGCTGACCACGCGCATCGAGATCCCGTCCTTCTGCACCCGGTAGGCGTCGTGCATGCCGCGGGGAAGCGGAAGGTCTGCGGTGACGAACGCGAAGGCGTCCTTGTGGTAGGCCAGACCCTGCTCGTAACTCGTCGAGGCCGAACCGTGGAAGGTCAGCGCGGCCGTGGTAGACGGCATGGCATTGACGTTCTGGTTTGCCCCCGAGGAGTAGATCGCCGGGCTGAATACGAGGTTGGTGGTGGTCGAACCGGAACCCACGACGAACTGCTGCAGGTGCGTATAAGCCTGCTTCGTCTCCGGATGCACCGCGTAGACATTGGCGAACGTGAACACCGTCCCCTCGGTAGGAGCCGAAGAGCAGCCGGTGATCGTGCAGCTCGTGTCCCCGTTGACCAGCGTATCGTTATCCAGCGTGATGCCGGAGTGATCCGTACCGTTGGTGTGCGAGTACACGCGGTCGTTCTCGTACCAGTTCAGCCCCGAGTTACGGGACACCAGACCCTCGAGGTACTGGTCGCCGATGTTCTCGCCGGGGGCGAAGAGCCCCTTGTAGACATCGACCATGCTCGCCATCGTCACAGAGCTGATCTGCACGTTGCGGTTCCGGTCCTTCGGAGCGAGGTACTGGTTGAGACGCGCACGAGCGTTGCCGAATACCGACATGGAGTTCGGAACCGTGCCGGCCGTACCAACGAGGTTGTAGACCTGCTTGGTCACGCCAGAGAGCACGGTGTACTCGATGTCGGAGGCAAGAACCGCCATTGCCGGCTCGATGAACCGCTTGCTGAAGTCGTCGATCTTCAAGGCCATGTCAGCGGAGCTGAACTGGCCCATATCGACACCCTTCTGCGTAGCGAGAGACAGGGTGACGGAGGTCTC